GCTGTGGGAGCTGCTGCTAATGGTCAACAATTTATCTTTGATTCTATGATAAATATTCGTACTGTTCGACCTATGCCGTTGTACTCTGTTCCCGGCTTAATTGACCACTTTTAAGGGGTATATCATGGGGTTTTTTTCTGGTTTAGTTAGTTCTATTGCAGGCCCCGTAGTTGGGGGTCTGCTTGGTCTTGCTGGTCAGTCTTCTGCTAATAAGGCTAATGCTCAATTAGCTTCTGAGGCTAATGCTACTTCTATTGATTTGGCTAATACTGCTCATCAGCGTGAGGTAAAGGATTTGATTGCTGCTGGTCTTAATCCTATGTTGTCTTATCATACGTCTGGTTCTGCTACGCCTCAAATGCAAGTTGCTAAGATGGAGAATACTGCAGATTCTGCTTCTCGTTCTGCTTCAGCTGCTTCTAATGTTGGTGTTAATGCTATGCAGCAGGCTTTAATTAGGTCTCAGATTGATACTCAAGAATCTCAAGCTGATTTAAATTCTGCTTCTGCTGCTAAGGTTCGAGCTGAGACTCTTAATGTTCCATTGGCTGGTCAATATACTCAAGCTCTTACTTCTAAAGTTAATCCAGAAATTCAGCAAATTTTATCTTCTTCATCGCTGAATTCTGTTAATTACAATAAAGTTCTTAAAGAAATTGATTTATTGGATTCTCAAAACAAGCTTACTAAAGCTAATGTTTTAGAGGTTTTATCTAAGACTAATCTTCATAAAGCCGAAATTTCTCGCATTGCTGCTGAAATGCCTCTTATTACTTCTAAGTCGTTTTTTGGTGGTTCTGCTGAAACTGGTGCTCGTGCAGCTGGTGAAGCGCTTGGCAATTCTGCCGGTGCTGTTCATATGTATGTTGAAGATTTTCGTAACAATATGATTAAACGTCGCTCTGCTTTTGAGCATCGTTCTCGTTAATATGTTAGTTCACATTTCGGAGATTATTATGAAAGTTCCTTTTTTACGTACTGCTTACAACTATGATACTAATGCTGCATCTGATGAATCCGGTCTTGCTTGTAAAGACCCATCTCTTGCTGTGCAAGCTGATTTAGTTCCTTCTGATATAAATACGATTCTTCGTAATTTTGGCGTTACTGGACGCCTTCCTATGACCAATAAAGCGCCTACTTATGGAGACTTTACTGGTATCTTTGATTTTCAATCTGCGGTTAATGCTGTTAATGCCGCTACGGATGCTTTTATGGAGCTTCCGGCTGACGTTCGTAAACGTTTTGATAATGACCCTCAGCAATTCGTTGATTTCTGCTCTGATGAGGCTAACGCCCTTGAAGGCGAAAAATTAGGCATTAATATGCCTAAAATGGAGGTCGCGCCCGTTCCCGTTGTAGACGCTCCTCCTGTGGTTGACAAACCATAAAGAACAGTTCTATACTTGATGTAACTGTTCTAGGTGACACCTTAAGTTTCTTAGGGTTCACCTTTTTCCCCAACGGTTTTTTTAAAAGGAGTTATTTATTATGAAAGTATCTCGACATAAAGTTTCTAAGTACAATTCTGCTCGTAAGTTTAATAAGTCTACTGGTCGTACTAAAGCTGCCAATGTAATGCCTCACCCTATGCGTGGTGGTTTTCGTCTCTAATGGCTTGCTATTCCCCCCTATCAGCTTACCGCTTAGCCAATGGCTCTGTCGTATTTGCTGAACGGGGTGATGTTATTTCATCTCTTACGCTTCCATGTGGTCAATGTATTGGTTGTCGTTTGGAGCGTTCTAGGCAATGGGCGGTTCGTTGTATGCACGAATCCTCTTTACATGATCAAAATTGTTTTATTACTCTTACTTATTCTACTGATCATTTGCCTTCTGATAATTCGTTAAATTATCGTCATTTTCAGTTATTTATGAAAAGGTTGAGAAAGTATGCGAAAGTTCCTGTTCGGTTCTATATGTGCGGTGAGTATGGTGAGATGGGCGATCGCCCTCATTATCACGCTTGTTTATTTGGTTACGCTTTCTCTGACTTACAATTAGTCAATGTAAGTCCTGCTGGTAGTCCTATTTATCGGTCTTCAGCGTTAGAGTCCCTTTGGACGTTTGGTTTTTCTTCTATTGGCGAAGTTACTTTTGAGAGTGCTGCTTATGTTGCTCGTTATATTATGAAAAAAATTACAGGACACAATTCTTCTGCTCATTATCGTGATGTTGATTTATCAACTGGCGAAATTATTAATCGTATGCCAGAGTTTAATCGTATGTCCTTAAAGCCCGGTATCGGTGCTCTTTGGTTTGATAAGTTTACTTCTGATGTATTTCCTCATGATCGTGTTATTATTAATGGCGTTAAATCTAAGCCTCCACGTTATTATGACAAACTTTATTCTAAACTCGACCCTATTGGGTTTGAGTCTATTCAGTATGAGCGTGAGCTCGCATCAATTCCGCTTAAAGCGGATAACACACCCGACAGGTTACGTGTGAAATCTATTGTGGCAGAAGCTCGGCTGTCGCAACTAAAACGGAGTATTTAAAATGTTAAGACTAGTGTGCATGTATGACAAGAAAGCCGAACAATATAACAGCCCTATTTCTACTGCTGGTATTGGTCAATTAGCTCGAGCTATTGGCGAGGCTGTCAACTCACCTGAAAAGTCTGAGATATTCGCTAAACATCCTAGCGATTTTCAGCTATTTGAGGTTGGTATGTTCAATGAAGTTACTGGTGAGATTACGCCTTGTAAGCCCACTTTTTTATTAGATATTAATTCATTGGCTGAGTAGGGGTATGGGGGGACTCGTTCCCCCCATGTAGACTGTTTTTTTTATTATAGACAAAGGATATATATCATGTTCAGAAACAAGTCGGTAGATGTGCATAACTTCGCTATGGTGCCAAAATTTGACATCCCTCGAAGTTCGTTTGATAGACAATCTACGCATAAAACTACTTTTAATGCGTCTAACCTTATCCCAATATATTGTGATGAGGTTCTCCCAGGTGACACGTTTAATTTTAATATGACTGCGTTCGCTCGTATTTCTACGCCTATTTATCCAATTATGGATAATTTACACCTTGAGACTTTTTTCTTTTTTGTTCCTAATCGTCTCGTCTGGTCTAACTGGGTTAAGTTTATGGGTCAACAGACTAATCCTGCTGATTCTATTTCTTATGTTATTCCACAACAGGTTTGTCCTGTTGGTGGTTATGCCGTAGGCTCTCTTCAAGATTATTTTGGTTTACCTACTGTTGGACAAGTTGGCGGTGCTGCTACCGTTTCTCATTCTGCTTTGCCTTTACGTGCTTATAATCTTATTTTTAACGAATGGTTTCGTGATGAAAACCTTATTAACTCTTCCGTCGTTGATTTGGGCGACGGTCCTGATAATGTCGCTAATTACGTTATGTTATCTCGTGGTAAACGCCACGATTACTTTACTAGCTGTTTGCCTTGGGCTCAAAAAGGCGGTACTGCTGTTACTCTCCCTTTAGGTACTTCGGCACCTGTTTTAACTAATGCTGCTAATATCAAATTTACTGGTTCTGGTGTAACTGATGCTAACGTTTATTTTAGTGCTGCTGCTACTGATGGCCGTATGCAAACTTCTTCTGGTCCTACTAATGCTGCATCTCTTTTAAAATTTGGTTCTGAATCCGGTTTATATGCTGATTTATCTACTGCCACTGCTGCTACTGTGTCACAATTACGTCAGTCTTTTCAAATTCAAAAATTGCTTGAAAGGGATGCTCGTGGTGGAACTCGTTATACTGAGCTTGTTCGCGCTCATTTTGGTGTTATTAGTCCTGATGCCCGTTTACAGCGCCCGGAATATCTTGGTGGCGGGTCTGTTCCTATTAATATTAATCCTATCGCTCAAACTAGTGCTACCGGACTTACGGGTGGCTCTACTCCAGTAGGTACTTTATCTGCTATGGGTAATGTTGTATCTTCTAACAATCGTTGGTCTCAATCGTTCACTGAACATGGTCATGTGATTGGTCTTGTTAATGTTCGCGCTGATTTAACTTATCAGCAAGGTCTTCGTAAGCTTTGGTCTCGTTCTACTCGGTATGATTTTTATTTTCCTGAGTTTGCTATGCTTGGTGAGCAAGCTGTTCTCAATAAAGAAATTTATTGTGATGGTTCTGCTAATGATGCTCTTGCTTTTGGTTATCAAGAGCGTTGGGCTGAGTATCGTTATCTTCCTAGTCTTGTTACCGGTTTATTTAAGTCTACTTCTGCCGGTACTATTGATGGTTGGCATTTAGCGCAAAAATTTACTGCGCTGCCTACTCTTAATTCTACTTTTATTACCGAGAATGTTCCTATGTCTCGTGTTGTTGCTGTGGGAGCTGCTGCTAATGGTCAACAATTTATCTTTGATTCTATGATAAATATTCGTACTGTTCGACCTATGCCGTTGTACTCTGTTCCCGGCTTAATTGACCACTTTTAAGGGGTATAT